CAATGGGTTTCTTTCCAATTCTTGCCAATCTTGTACTCCCCGTCCAATGGACATCGTAACTTAAAATGTTGTCCTGCTTCCACAATGCTCAGCCGTGCAGCCTTGCCTGCTTCGTCGGCAACACTGGCGTGACACTCAAACTGAAACTCATCGTGGACATTGGCAACTAGCTTCACTGGCCACTTGTTCTTCTTGATCTTGTCATAGAACAAGCACAGTGCCTTCTTCATCACAATCGCTCCGGCACCCTGGAGAAGGCTGTTAAGTGCTGCATGCTCGGAGCGAACCCAAATCTTACGACCATCAAGCCCCGGTACAAAGCCCTTGCCTGCATACTTGGATACCTTATCTCGTAGAGCCTTGAGTGCGGGAGTCGCATTAAGGAAGGAACTCGTAAGTCTTTCACCGTCCTTTGCCGACCCACCAACGATAGAACCAATCTTCGATGGCCCTGCCCCGTAGAGGAAAGCGTAGATGAACGTCTTTGCTTGATCCCGTGTCTGTAGTCCTGCTGCTTTTTGATTCTTCGTGTGGACATCAGTTCCGTCCTTGGAAGACCCTTCCACAACCGTCTTGACATAATCGTCATCCTTCATGTAGTGTGCCAACATCCGAAGCTCTAGCCCTGATGCGTCACAGCCAACCAAGACATTCCCAGTCTCCACAGTCCAGCACTGACGGCACTCAGGCCCATAGACAGACCCTGCGTTGGGAATCTGTGCCATGTTAGGGCTTTGATGTGTCATCCGGCCTGTTACAGCGCCGTTGGTGATAACCCTACCATGCACCCTGCCGTCAGAGCCTACAGCCTCCATCCAAGACTCAATTTGAGCCACACGTTTCTGTAGCATCAGGTACTCAGCAATCAGTTTAGCCTCTGGAAGTTCGATCTTCGACAGGATAGATTCGTCAACCATTGGCTGTCCTGTCTCGGTGAACTTCTCTGGCTTCCACCCAAGCTCAATCAGCTTTTCTCCGATCTGCTTGCGTGATCCTGGGTTGAAAGTAACCAACAACGGCTTGAGTTGCTTTCCTGTCTTTTCGCTGACTCTTGGGACTTCGTAGGATGGCCATCGCTGCTGCATTGACTCATATACTTCTGCCATTCTTCCCTTGATGTCAACAAGTAGCAGGGTTGCGTACTCTTGATCCAACTTGAAACCATTTCGTTCCTGCTCCGCAATGATGGCTGCAACCTTGTGCTCAAGGTCAACAGACTCTTGACTGAACTCCTTGCGGGTGACTTCCTCTGTCAGCCTACGGTACAGCAGCTCAGTGACTTCTACGTCTGCCGTACAGTATTCCACCAGAAGGTCAGGGAAAGGATTGTCAAAGCATTCACCCTTGTAAGCCTGCTGCCGTCCAGCAAGTTCTTCCCAGCGTGTAGCGTAGTCAATCTTTTCCTTCCCGAGTGTCTTCCCCCATGCCTCCAGGCTGTGTCCTTGCTCTCGACTCGGATCGAGCAGCCTTGACACTATTAGAGTATCGTAGCATTGGCTCAAACGAATCCTCGTCTGCCAAGTACGATTTAGGATCGGTGCATCGAACGCCAGAATGTTTTGGCCGATTATTAACGTAGCGTCCTTTAAATACGCCCCGAGGGTCGCGGCTTCCTTCCATGTCTTTATCTCTTTACTGTCAATGTCTTTAGTGATTACCAAGTGAATCGTACGGTGATCCGTCGATGTTTCGATGTCCAGCACTAGCCTTTTCATATCTGGCTTTCAGTTCTTCATACTCGTGGATTAGACTCTGGTGATTCCTTAGTAGCTCGTCATACTTCCCCTCCAGTTCCCACACCCGAGCCACGAGTGATTCTATGTCCATCATAATGTTTCCTCAACCTCAAGCATTCTGCCTGTGTAAGTGTCAAACAACAGATGACACGCAGGGCCGGTGTAGCCATTGTACCTGTTCTTGGCCACTGAAACCTTTGTCGTGTGCCTGTCATTGTGATCCTCTGCCATGCTGTTGCGCTCCAGTGTAATCACTGCATCCGACAACTGAGCGATGGCCCCTGATCCCCGTAACTGAGACAACGACACTGCCTGTCCATCCTCGTGTCCTGCATTGCCCGTGGGCCTGCGAAGGTGAGACACACAGAATAGCGTAATCCCAAGTTCCTGTACCAGTGTCCGTAGCTTAGTCATCAGGTTGTCAATGGCCTTACGCTCGTCTCCTAAGTCCTGCCCTGACACCACGATACTGATGTGATCCAGGAACACAACCTTACAGTCCAAAGCCTTGGCCATATACCGGATACGGTTGAGCACATTCTCAATCTCCAGCGATCCGAAGTGGTCGAACAGGAACACCCTACCAGTTCCCAGAGTCGCATCGAAGGCATCCTTCAGTTCTTCGCCGGTCACTGGAGTATCTGGCAAGTGCAGCATCTTGTTAGCGTGTACTGACATGATGCTTCGTGCTGTCTTGCGTACAGACTCTTCCAGGAACATAGCTCCGATCTTCCAGTCCGTGGTCTTCAGCAGACCGTACAGGATTTCCCGCAGGAACTGACTCTTACCCAAGCCTGACCCGGCTGTGACGGTAATCAGTTCAGCGTCACGGATGCCATACAGCAGCTTGTTCAGTCCTTTCCACGGGTAATGCGCCTTAGCAGGCTGCTCGGGAGTGCTAACAGAGTCCCACAGATCAGCCGAGTTAACGATACCGTCCGGTACATAGACTTCTGCTTTCCACCACTCTGAAACAAATTCCTTAGTCGCGCCAGCAATGAGGTAGTCACAAGCATCTTTGAACCCCGACAGATGTTTTACGATCTTCGCCTTAGGCCCAAACAACTCAGCCACTTCTTTGGCTGCCTTGCGTCCAGGCTCATCAGCATCAAAGCAAATTACAATGTTCTCGAAACTGTCCAGCCACTCGAACTGTGCCTTGCAGTCCTTCAGGGCTGCGTTAGCACCGTTACGGATAGACACAACAGGCCACTGACTCCCGGTAAGTTGGTAAGCAGCAAGGGCATCCAGTTCGCCTTCGACCAAAGTAACATACTTACCCCCTTGATGGAACAGGTTTTGACCAAACAACTTAGCCTGCTGGAAGTCTCCACGGATGGAGAACTTCTTCTCTTCTACATTCCTGACCTTGTAAGCGACGATGGCAGAATCATTGTCAAGATACGGGTAATAATGGTTTGAATCATCTTGCAGGACTCCGAACTTTTCACAGGTTTGTCGATTGATACCACGCTCAGGGATGCCCCTGACAGTGCCGCTAACGCTCAGGCTCTTAGCCTTGGGCGGTTTCGGTGCTTGTTGAGTGTCTTCCACGCTTACCCTCGTAGTGTTACAAGCGAAGCAGTGAGTGTGCCCGTCATCGTACAGAGCATTCGCGTCTGAACTGCCGCAGGACTCACAGGCAACATGCTTCACGAACTTAGATTCTGTCAAGATTTCTTCTCCACAGGAACAGCCAAAAGCCAATTAGAACCCAACATTCTAACAGATTTCACCCATTTTCGCATGTTTGCACGGTTTAATTCCACGCTGGCGTCAGGGTTATTCCACAGCTTGCGTGCCTTGATGAGCATTTTAATATTCATTCTGCACCTCTGCTGCTTTCTCGTCTGCTTCGTCTTCCAGGCGTTGCAGTGCCTTGGTGTTCAGGCTGTCCACAGGAAATTCCTTGTCGTCAATGGCCAGAGACAGGATAGAGGCTCGGTAGTTCCGGTGAATCTTAGCCTCAACCGTCACCAAACAGTCGCCCATGTAGGTTTCAAAGATAAAAGTCACGATGCCATCCTATAGAGTCCAATGTTAGCGAATGCGTAGCCAATGTAACAGACAAACATAGGCGTATTGCCTTTGTATAGCTGCTCCAGGGCTACGCCGAGGTAGATCAAGCCCGTTACAGCGATCAGCCATGCACTCATTGTATCACCTCCGCATCCCTGCAAGCGATCCAGTTGCGTGCGCTGTATTGGTCACGCTCACGAACCCAAAAGACAGCCTCATCAGGGTCAAACCACACCACATCGAACTGCTCACCGATGTGTTGACTGTACCAAAACAGACCATCGGAACAGCCTTTGACTTGAATCTTGATTACTTTTCGATCAGACATGATAAGACCACCACAAGAACAGTTGACAATAAGACGATCATCGATCATCGTCCCACTCAGACATCACACGGTTTATGTCTTTCATCACGACATCAAACCCATAAAGACGCATCAAGTCGACAATGGCATGGACAGTACCAAAGTAGTAGCATTCTTCCTGGAATGCTTGATTGTCACCTAGAGACCTCAGATATTCCCCTTCCAGGGTGCTCAGATCGTCATCAATGTGCATGATGTCCTCTTAAAAGTTAACATTAAAGGTTATTTTACATTATAAGTCTACTATTAATAGTCTACTTATAATATTAGTCTTTTATGTTGTCTTCCCTATACAGATCATTATAGACTACAACTTCGTCCGTGTCAACAGGTTCTTCGATGTCCACACAGTTCGCAAGGTCTTCCCTTGTCGTGACAGGCACATCGGCCATTGTGGACACCTCAGCGAAACACCCATTGCACAGGTCAAGGTAAGCCCCTGTGAGGGCATGCTTGCGGGTTGACTCATAATCGTTCAGGTTCTTATTGCAGCACTGACAGCGCATGTTAATCCTTTCAAGTGTTGTTTATTTACAACAGTGCATCTGACCACTTAGGGTTTACCCTAGGTTGTCTTGGATGCTTAACTGGTTCCAGCGGTTGACCTTTGAAGGTCGGAAAAGGCCAGTGTTTAAGCAATGAACAACGCTTCAGGCTACCTTGGTATTCCCCGACCCACGATAGCGCCTCTACGGGCCTTTTAAGGGCTTTCCTGACCCCTTCCTTGCCTAGATTGTTCTTAGCCATTGTCTAGACTCCTCAATTGCATCCTCTTCCAAGCCCTCGAATGTTCGGGATTGTAGGGTTTCTCCAGTGTCATAGTCTATTAGTTCTAGCTCATAAAAGCCAGGATTGTGGACTAGCCAAACGTGCACCACCTTGTCGAAGGTGCCGACAGAATAGATGAACTCCATGTTAGCCTTTCATTTTCACAATGTGAAACAGTCCCATCGGCTCACCATTGGCGTCAGGGTGATCATTCCACAATGCCCACAGTTTACATTGTGTACGGTCACTGTTGCGGTATGCAACAATGCCAGTTGACTTAAAAACAACAGCATACATTTAGAACCCTCCAGCAAGCAAGACACCCAACCCAGCGAAGACAATCACCAGGGCGATAGCGTCAACGATAGTTGACCCGAAGACAGTTGACTTTTGCATGGTTTAACCTTTCACAATCTTAATGACTTTGGCCATTTTGACACCGTGGGCAGGGTACGCGATAACGTCCACTGTCTTATCATAGCATGCGCGACAGCCGGAACACTTGCCAGCATTCTCATAGGCGCGACAGAGTGTAACACCATTTGGCAGGGTGTTAGCATCGGGAACAATGACCGAACCATGCAAGCCAGGGATGAAATCACCCGTGACACTGTCCGAAGAAAATCGAACCATGACATTGGGCAGCGCTTGCATCTCAGACAAAACCATTTGAAATTTAGGGAATTTATGCATGCGAGTCGGTAGCCAATGCTTGACCCACGGCGTGCGCTTCATAACCTCTAGAATCTTTTCGGCAAGCCCTAGCGTGTACATGTCACCCGAATCAAACCATCGGAAATATCTGTCAGAGTCTAGGGCCTTGACCATATCGTCAACCCACTCTAGGCGCTGCCAATCTTCCCGATTCTCAATCCGTGGCGCTTTGACATTCGGGTACCTGTAGTTGCCCGTGGTAGCGTAGCATCCCTTGCATGCGTCAACTAGTACGCCAGGAGACGCAAGGGAACCAGGGCAAGTGTCCAGGGCTTGCAGTGACCACGAACGAATTCCGTCAAGTTTGGATGTCACACTGATAC